AATCTAAAGAATGCAGAAGTATTTAGACAGGTTACATTCAAGATTAAACAAGCTCAAGAAAACGCAATACGAGATAGACTATCAGATATTGCACAGTTTGTTACCTCAGTTTCCCCTGTAGATACTGGCGCATACGTTACCTCACATAGCATGGTTGCTAATAATTCAAATTCTCGTGCTAGGGGTAAAACATCCAGAGGAAAGCCTCGTAAACAAAATAGAGAAGCTATGCAACAAGAGGGTTTCTCTAATCTATTATCAGATATAAACGCTATTGATATGGATACAGTAACAAGAGTTACCTTGAGAAACGACAGCCCTCACGCAAGGTTTGTAGAGGATGGAAATGGAAGTTCTCGTGGGTATCTTGTATATACAAAAACTAGAAGGCAGTTTGGATGAGCAGTATATATCAGGATATAAGAAGGGGCTTAGAATATAAGCTCTCTCAGGTATCAGGCATCCCAGACATTGCCTATGAGAATATAAATTACGATCCGACAACAGGAACCTCTTGGGTTAGGCCAACCTTTACGCCAACATCACGCAGACCTGCAGTAAGAGGTAGTAATCCACAACAACTCTATTTAGGTATATTCAGAGTTGATTGTTTCGTTGCAGAGGGCAATGGCCCTTTGTATGGTGATAACTTAGCCAACAGCATAATAGAAGACTTCGATGCTACAACGGATATTACATTCAATAGTAAAGTAGTTTCTATAGATTATGCTGAGAGGGGAGAAGGAAGAATAGACTCCCCTTGGTATTTCATTCCAATCAACATTGGTTGGTATATTTATGATTAGGAGAAAATAAATGGCCTTCGCACAGGGTTCACGTTCCACACTATCTTTCTTAGCAGAGAGTACTTTCGGTACAACACCTGCAGGAAACTTCCAAAACTTACCTTTCACCACGCATTCTTTGAACTTATCTAAAGATCGTGTTGCAGGTACAGACATCCAATCAGACCGTCAGCCACGAGTTGACCGTCATGGTAACAGAGTTGTAGGTGGAGACATCGTAGCTGACCTTCGTCATGCTGAGTTCGACACACTTATGCAAGCTGCCTTGATGTCAGATAACGACTTTGCTACAGGCTTTACTGCAGGTGATGGTTCTACGACTGTTACTAACGCAGCTATCGCAGGGATAACACCGCAATTCTTCTCACTAGAAGATTATGCAGCAGACATCGACCAAGCTCGTTTGTTTAGTGGCTGTACTGTTAACACAATGTCAGTTTCTATGGCTCCAAACCAGATGGTTTCAACAACCTTTGGTATTGTAGGTAAAGAGATGGCAGTATCTGCTACACAGAAGACACAAGACGCTTCTGATGGTAACGCACCTTTTGATGCTTACTCAGGTGACATCAAGTTAGGTAACGTAGGTTCTCTAGGTTCAGCTTTGACATTGATCACTGCTGTTGACTTTACTGTCACTAACAACTTTGCTCCAACATTGGTTATTGGTGAAAGTACAGCATCAGCACTAGAGTTTGGTATGATTAACGTAGAAGGAACAGTATCTGCGTACTTCGAAGATGATACACTACTAAACCGATTCTTGAACGAGACTGAGTCTGCACTAGAGGTTTCAGTTGGTGACGGTACAAACACACTAACATTCTTATTCCCACGTATCAAAGTTAACTCTGCTGATGTGGGTGTAGACGGACCAACCTCACGTATCGTGAATATGTCTTTTGTTGCTCTTCGTGACACATCAGACTTATCGGCCTCTACAACAGACACAAACACAATCCTGAAAGTACTTAAATCAGGTGCGTAAGTAATCCCTAGCTAGGGCGAGGGAAGTGGTTGTCGGGTGCTGCTTCCCTCATTTCAATAACCCGACTGTTAACTCGAAAGGAACTCGAAATGGATTTAATGAATATTGGTCAGATGAAAGAAACCACTGAGGTTATCTTATACAATCCGATAAACTCAGAAATTCTTATGAACGAAGATGGAAGCGAGATGTCCATAACAGTGTATGGGCCGTATTCCTCTAAGTATAAATCAATCTCTCATAATCAGCAAAACCGTAGGTTGATGAAAGCTCAACGTACTGGTGGGAAGTTGAACCTAAGTGCTGAAGAGATTGAGGCATCCGCATTTGATTTACTGGTTAAATGCGTTGCAGATTGGGACATTACTTTAGGTGGCGAAAAACCTAAGTGTACCGAAAAGATGGTACGTGAAGTGTTCGAGCAATTGCCTTGGGTACGTGAGCAGGTAGATAATGCTCTAGGAGACACCCAAGCTTTTTTGGACAGGTCCAGTCAGAGCTAGAGACTTTTGCTGAACAGTCTTTCAGACTGAGTAGAAAAGTAAAAGGCTCCAATGCCACCGAAAGAGAACATTTAGAACAAGTAGCAAAGCAGTTAGGCAAAACGGTTGAAGAACTTGATACAAAATTCGTTGATGCTGTATTTCCTGACCTTGCTGCACATATTTGGGCCACCTTCCTTGAGTTACACGATGGTAGAACTTACGGAATGAGTGGCCCTAATCCTATCTCATACGATATTATTATGGGATGGTGTTATCTAAACAATATAAAGCTTACCCCTTGGGAAATTTCTATGGTGAAGTCTCTAGACAATCTATGGATAAAAGTTACAGGCGAAGAAAATGGCTGACCTAATTGAATTAGATGTCGTAGTAAAACAGAAGGGGCTAAAGGAGTCTCTGTCTACTGTTGAACGTCTAGAGCGTCAGTTAAAAAATGCAGCTAAAGCTGTTGATCAAAATGCCATCTCTCAGCAAAGATATAACAAAATACTTCTATCTGCTAAAAGGGAGTATCAAGCACTAGGAGTATCTAGTCAAAAAGCGACTGCAGATGTTAGAAACTTTGCAAACGCTCAAAGAGAAGTTGCTAAAAATGTAGGCATGGCTACCGTTGCCATAAAAGGTAATGCTCAAGCTCAGATGGCAGCGACAAAGGGTAGTAATCAATTTGGTGTAGTTACTCAGCAAGCAGGTTATCAGGTATCTGACTTCATTGTTCAAATTCAATCTGGCACAAATGCATTTGTTGCCTTTGGTCAACAGGCTTCTCAGCTTGTAGGTGTCTTACCACTTATTGCTAGTCCTCTAGGTTTAACAGCAGGTGCTGCTGTAGCATTATCTGCAGGTCTTGGTATAGCTATCCCTTTAGTTACAGCTATTGGTGCTGCATTTATGAGAAGCTCTAAGGCTGCAGATAAAGCTGAAGAAAAAATATCTGGGTTAGCGAGAACTCTTAAAAACTACAAACAAGAACAACGTGCGCTTGCTCAAAGCGTGACTGTTGATCAATTAGCATTAATAGACAGAATAGAGGCTATCAAAGAACTTCAGCAAGAGTACTTAGAGGTTTTAAAAAATACAGGTGGGGGTGATAGGTCAGGTAAAAATAGAGCAGAAGCTGAAGCTACTATAAAAATACTAAATGATCTTCTCCTTAAAACAACAGGTCAGCAAAAAGACCTACAACAACTAATAAATGATGAATACACTAAACGTGTTAAATCTATGGAACGTGCTAACATGCTTGCTTCTATAGAAAACAAGTTTGGACAAGATCATATAAAATATAGAAATGAGGCTCGTAGACAAGCTGAGATAGAATTAGAAGCTGAGATTAAAGCGTCAGGTGTTTCTGATCACATTGCAGATAGGTTAAGAGATAGGCTCAAGAATGAATATGACATTATTGACGCTAAAGTTGAACAAGATAAATTAGATCAGGCAGCAGAGGGTAGACAAGAGGCTATAGTAAATAGTCTAAAGAGTGGCCTAGCAATCTATGAACAAATGGTTTCTGAGAACAAGAAAATTCAAGACGCTGCTGAAAAAATTAAAGACACTCATAATGATGAATTAAGAGATCTATCAAAGAAAATTGCTTTAGTTCGCATAGAGACTAAATTTGGCAAGGAGAGCGTAATCTATCAACAAGCTGCTTCTGATGCTGAGAGAGATGCCTATAAACAATCTCGTATGAGTCAGGGGATCAAAGGTAAGCTCTTAGCTATAGAGATGGATCTATATGATAATTTGCAGAAGCAGAAAAAAGAATTAAAAGATGTAAATGAAGAAGAGAGGCAGCGACTACTCCTAGTCAAAGAGCAACTAAAGTTTTATGAACGTCAAGCTGAACGTCAAATGATATTAAATCAATCTCCTATCTTTATGAATATGGAATCCATAGACGAAGCGGTTAAAATTTATCAAGATGGGCTAAAAGAAGCTGATAGGGCGCAAAAAGAGGTGGAGGCTTCTGCAGAAAAATTAAAAGAGGAGTTAGAAGGACCGCTTGTATCTGCTATTGGAAGTGTATCAGATGCCTTTGGTGACTTT